CCCCTTCACGTGTCTTGTCTTGCTCGGAGTGAAATCCTCTGAATGTTCTTTCATATGCGTCCCACCGTGCCTTGTATTGCTGGTCCCGGCTCTCGCGAGAATTGCTCACAATGTTCATAATCCACGTCGCCAGAGATCCACCACGGCTAGTGGCTGTGTTCTGGTCGTGTGGCAGTTTGTTCACATTGCCAGTGTCGTTGATTTGCATAGGTTAATATCCTGCGAGGTCGTCTATTGGTTCCCACGTGTCGAAGATGTCTACTTCCCAGCCCATGCCGAGGTCGGCTAACTGGTCCACTGCGTAGGCAACCGCGTCTAATAGGTCATCATGTGCTAGTCTGTTCGGGAAGTCTACTGCCTGTCCTAGGAACTTACCGATCCACTTGTCCTCTGCTGGGAGGTCTTGGTCGGGCTCTAGTGTAATCTGGCCTTTATCAGCACGCCCCTGTAGAGCCCACTTGATACGATCTTCCTTTGCGTTGTTCATGTGTCTTAGAGGGTGGATCTCGAAGTAGGTACCAAACTGCTCTTGGTACTCCTCTATGAACCCACCTACTGCATTCTTTGCCATGCCCTGCTCAATGCCCATCTTCACACAGTGAAAGTCTCTCCATGCTTTCACTATTCGGAGGGAGGTCTCTCGGACGTCCCACTTACCGTGAATAACTCGTTCAACGTGGAAGCCCTTCTTGTGGACCCTGACGATGGCGAGCGCATGATCATCGAGAACAACCTTGGATTTGGTCTTTCCGTCTGGAGACGAGAATCCGGCGAGGTCACATGCAAGTACCGTTTCCCCCTGATAAGGACACGTCGTAATGGGGAACTGGTCATAAGTGAACACCTTACCCCCAGTAGCTTCAAAGGACGCCTCTAGCTCCTGCTTCTGAGCCTCTTCTGAGGTCGAGTCATACATTGACTGGATCTCATTACGAGTCAGGTGAGGGTTGTCCGTTGATGTGAACTGGAATCCCTTCCAGTCAACACTGTCTCTTCCTGAGCTTGGATCTACTCCCTTCATGGCAGCAGTCCACATCTCATAGAAATGGTTCTTACCTGCGGGAGTACCAATAAACATGGCACCTCCCTCTGCGCGGCCCAAAGCTGGTCTGATGATATACTCCCATACCGATGGCTTCATAAATGCATACTCGTCCATTACTACGTACGCTAGGCCGACGCCTCGGAGACTATCTGGGTCGTCTGCTCCTTTGAAGCGGATTATCCGCCCATTGGTTAATTGTATTTCGCCTTCGTTCTGTCGTACACCTTTGATGAGGCCCTGCCCCAACTCCATGCAGACGTTCCAGAGGTTCTCTCTGGCCTGCTTGAACGTGGGTCCGACGTAGTAGACGACCTCGTTGATGAGATCAATCTCTGTGCCGTCAGAGCGCACCTTGGTGTTCTTGCTCCCCTCAATGAAGAGCATTACTGCTGCTAGGTAGGACTTACCAAACCTTCGTCCGGCAGCAACTACCTTGAAGCGCGTCGGGTCGTTGAATACGACTGACTGCTTTTCATGTAAGGATACGTCCACTTACTTCCAGACAGTATAGCCGTCTATAGGATACTGTACCGTCGTGTTTAGTGTCATTTGAGTTCCCCAAAAGCTCTTGACTACTGGGATAATCCTGTCGTCCTCTGCGCCGTTAAGGGCGTAGGCCCGAGAGTGTACCAGCACTCCATCCATGTAGGCTGATACAGTATCGTTATCTAGATCGATGCCCATAGTAATCACTGTGCCACCCGCGTCGAGTGGGAAGCTAGGGTTAGAAGCACTCACAAATGTACTTACAGAGGAGCCGTAGTACAGCCGCGATAGTGTTCCGTTCTCATCGTCAACAAGTAAGGCACAGCCGTTACCATTGCCCGCTACTACGGTATCAAACTGCACTGTGTTATCGTTGCCAAAGCCGATTGAGCAGAAAGCATTGGTTGCTGGTATATTGTCAATAGTGACCTCGTAGTACCACTGGCCACCATCTGCTCGTAGCTTAGACTGGTCACTGTTCTCTGCTGCTCCACAGCAAGCGTAGAACCAGTTTCCAGTAGAACCTACCATAGTGAGACCGCCGTTGCTAAGAGTGACGCTGGTAGGGTGGCTTCGTCCAAACGTCAAGTTCTGTGTGGTCCCGGCTGGAGCCTCCTCGGCATCTAGAACAATACGACGCTTCTTGTTCTTACGTCTCTTGTATTGTGCCACTGCTCCGGGGTCACTTGAGCCGTAGAGTATCTGTTGAATCTCTGACGGGGTTTCCGGTTGGTTAGTCGGGTTAAACGAGGGCTTGACCGACTTAATAGGTTTGTTATTCTGTTTAGCAGCAGCGGGCACAACCGACTTCGTTGGCTTATTCGTACTGGCGGCAGCGTTAGCAGATACCTCACTAGACTGGAGGTTCACCTGATCAGTGTCCGAGCCCTGTACGTTTACATTGTTTTCGCCTTCTGTGAAGACTATTGGCTTAGACGGTGTATAGAGTTTATCAGTCATGCTATGCCCACTTGGTGTACCCGTCTACCGGATACAGGATAGTTGGGTTGATTGTTGTTACTACGCTTCCGTAGGGCTTAGCTTTCACAAGCAGGTCTTTGCCATCCTCAGGAACAAACGTAGCTGAGTTGAGTGCCACACCATCAATGTAGTATATGACCGTGTTTGCATCGAAGTCGATGGCGCATGTGATCACACTCTCCCCAGATGCATCTATGTGCGTGTCCGGCAAACCAGTTTCGTAAGCTAAGTCTGTTGCTCCGACGTATATACGACACAGGGCACCAGCGGTAATAGTAAACAGGGAGCCACAGCCATAGTCGTCACCAGCGTAGTTCCTTGAGAAGTCGGTTGTTGTTGCCTGTTCCGCTTTGACTAGACCAATCACAGCAAAGTCGTTAGTTCTGTTGACTCCAGAGACAGTCATCTCGAACATGTACTTGCCACCATCCGCAGAATCTCTGCCTTGGGTGGTAGGGCATACATGTCCACGGTAGTAGTTCGGGGAAACAGCACCGGCGGTCATTACAGTATTTGTCTCGTCTATTGTGTGGTCGCCGTTTGCCCACGGCCACACGAAGTCGGGGTCAAATATTAGCTCTTGGTCATTCGGGCCTGCTGCTGCTTCTTCTCCATCTAGGATAAGCCGACGCTTCTTATTCTTGCGCCGTATGTACTGTGCCATGGCACCGGGGTCAGAGCTTCCATAGAGGATCTCCTGTATCTCACTTGTGTCTAGCTTATCAGTCATTGGGTATCCATGAGAACTCTGTGTTTATGAAGTCCGCTCCCTTGCACCAGTTCATCCCCGCAGGGTCGTAGTGGTCGCGCCTGTTTCGTTCGAGCGAATAGTGGCTGTCAACTCCCGTCGGAGTGAATTCAACGTATTGAGGTACATCCGTGAAGAACTCATGTACATTTTCTGGTGTGACCAGAGGGCACTCCGAGTATCTTCCAACGTAGTCGTTAACCAAGGCAGGAATTGTGTCGACTCCAAGATCCCTTGCTGCTCTGAGTCGAGAGCCTCCAAAGGAAAGGAAATCTCCCTCATCCGCCGCATATATGATAACAGGGTTGCGGAATCCTTCTGCTGCAATAGATTCACGCAGGGCGTCCTGAAACTTAGGTTTTCTGTGAGTGCATATATCCTGTCGCCAAGTCCATCCATGAATGCTGAGACCCGGCCCTCCATATCCCGGATTCCTGATGACTCGTCCCAAGATTCCTGACAGAGGTACGTCAGCATATCTGACAGTAAACTCATAGCTCCCCCCAGCGATGTTCTTGTCTATCTCTGTGATGTTCACACGCGATCTAGTTGTATGTGGCAGTGGTCCCGTAGCATGGAGCGCTTCTTAACAGTGCATTGCGCCGAGTACATGAGATCCCAATGTGGGGACTCAAACTTGTCAAGCCACCAATCTACCTTCTCCGTGATAAGATGAGCATTTCTGCCATCTGGTAGTGTCAGGCCGCACGGGTCACACGCTATGTGGTGGAACTGGGCCTTAGTAGCATGATCGTCGAGCCATGCGATTACGTTGTCAATCTCTTCTGGCTCCACGTGTTCAAGCACGTCGGAGCTAACAATTAGGTCAAACTTGCCCTCAGGGGGCGTTGATATGGCTGGTTGGCCCGGATCGTAGTTCGTCCACTTGACGTTGACATCTACGGCGTTCTCTTGGACGTATTTGCCCAAGGACTGCTGTCCGGCTCCAAAGTCCAGCACAGTGTGGATATAGGCACGTCGGTGTTCCAGAAAGCGGCACACGTAGTCACCGAAGTTCCTTGCGCCTGTGGTACCCCATTTCTTGCCTCGGCTGGCGTGCATGTCTTGGAGTTGTTCTTTGTATCCTTCACTGATCACGGCCATTGCTCATGTTGTCGTACTCCCCCCTCTCAGCGCGGCTCCGAGCTTCCTCGTACCCACTGAGTATGTAATTAGTGTCTAATGTCTCGTCCGTAGACCAGTGTCGCCAGCTAAGCTCGTGAATCCACTCAGAACGGCTGGGAGTGATAGGTGCATCTCCAAGCCCGTGTGAGGATACGGCGTAGGCCAAACTTCCCTCATGGCACGAGATCGTGGGTATTCCCGCGATAACAGCCTCAGCGCCCACTGTGCTTGTATATGTGATAGCAAGGCTTGTATTAGCCAAGACGTCCTCAAAGGGCCCCAGAGGAGGGTCGTTCTGACCCACCATAATGGGATGTTGCCGAAATACGGCCTCAGGTATGACGGCTTGCACTCTAGCAACCCACGCTTCGATATCAGCACCTCGTAGCGCCTTGTCATGCTCTACTTGTCCGAAGACCGTGATCTGCCCGGAGAAAGGCTCTCTCCACGGTTGAAGCGTTGGTTTAGGACGCGCAGGTCTGAACTTACTTTCAGGTACGAAAGCAAGGCCATTGAGGCCATTATAGCCAAAGGTGTAAGTAGCAGGCTTATCACCGTAGTGCCATACCGGGTTCTCCAAGATGATGATAGGGGTTCCGCTGTCCATAGCGGACTTCATAGCGGGGCTTATCTGAAACCCAGCCTGTATGGCTAGATCACAGTCCACAGGGTCTTCCCTGACCCGAAACTCCGCACCAAGGGCCTCACCGAAGTGTCTGACCCTCTCATTCGTACGCGAATCATTCCCCCTGACGTACGCGACTACTTTCATTAGTTGTTGCTGTCCGTAGTCTGGTTGAAGTAACGCACAAGGTTACGCTTCC